GAATTTAATTAAGTCTTTTATTTTTACGGAGTAACTATCTGCTCTAAAATTAAAGTTTGGGCCATCTGGTTGTCCTTTCTTTGCAAAGGTAGCAATTTTATAGAAATCAAACCTCCTTAAATAACCAAGTAAATAACATAGTTTAAAATCATCTGTTACTATGGTAAAGAAGTAATAGTCGCACATCTGCTTCATACTTGTAGCAAATATGTTTACATTATAATCTTCACTTATTGGTAGATTGGAAGCTTTTTTAGTCTTTATCTCTATTCTTTTGCCGTTGATTAGTAAATCATAATCAAATGTATTTTCAAGCTTTACATCAAATCTATCTTTCCAATATGTATTTTTAAAGTAATTAAAAACCATTACTTCCCCTATTGCCCCATAGATATTAGACTTGCCTTCTGTAACGGAGTTTTTAAGAGCATTAAACTGATACATCTCTTTTGCTCTTTGTAGTTCCTCTGGAGTTATTTCTAACTTAATCATAAGCCTAATTTTTGTTTAATTACTATAAATTCTTTAATGTCAAACTTGTCTTTTAGCCTCCAGTTTTTTCTTCCACCATAATATGAATCTTTTACCCTCTTTTCGTATTCGAGTATAGTAGGGTTTTCTTTGGCTATTATTCTGGTGCTGGTTATAAAGCCATTTACTCTTATTATTACCTCGTAGAAGTTTATCATATAAATTCTATTTCTAAATCATCGTTAGGACTTGGTATAGATATATTAAGGAACTCTGCTCCCCATATCTGTACCTCTGCTATGAAATCAGTAAACTCTTGGGTGCTTAGCTCACTTGTACTCTTAAAGCTTTCTATATGCTCTCCTATTATGTTTTGAATGTCATATCTTAAAAACTTTACTTTGATAATATTGTGAGCATCATCCCTTGTGCGAATTTCATTGAAACCAGCATCTCTAAGGCCAAGTAATACATTAGGTACTACGATAGCCCAGTAATATCTATTTTGTCCGTTAGAACGCATCCTTTTCTTCTTCTTGATGGATAAAACATAATCAATCCCTTCTTGTAAGGTATCAATCTCTGCATTTAGTAAATCTCTATTCTTTACTATTAGCTTTCCTTTTTCTTTGTAGCAGTTATATTCTATGTTCATTGCTAATTATTCTATGTTTAATTTAGCTTTTAATAAATCTGATTGTTCCTTATAATAGGCCACTTGTTCTCTATACCAATCAATTCCTTGTTTAAATGGTATTAGGCTAAGTTCTACCATAGACCTTGCTGTACCATGTCCAAAATTGTCATCCAGCTTAATTGCAAACATTGGTGCATTACCTTGATTAAACATATTTTCTGAAACACTTTGGACTTGAACATTTGTTTCATTCCACCTTGTTGATAAATACTTACGAGATACATAATGCCCAGCTTGTGATTCTGTATATTTCATTACTTTACCACTTGTATAACAAGTTACCATAAGATTTTCATCAGCATATCTTAATCTTATAAAAAGACTAAAGTATGTATCTAATTTCTTTTTAAGTGATGTTACTGTTTCTGTTTTCTTCTTTTTGGTAGTTACCTTCTTTTCTTTGTTAGGCTTCTTGCCTATTAGATACTTTTGTGGATTCTCTACGATGTCGCAAGTTTTACACAATCCTTTTGCATAGATTGGCTTTTCTTTTAAACATCTATTACAGCTCTTTTTCTTCATTGTATCTAAATTCTAAGTATTCGTTAATCCCAAGCATTTTTCCGTTTATCTCTAAGAAGCCAGAACAATGGCCGACTTTCTTTTTAAACTCTGCAATATACTTGTTCATTTGCTTTTGTTGCTCTCGCATCTCTGGTATCTCATCACTAAAGTTCATTCTCTTAACTTTCTTCTCTTGCAACTGCTTCTTAAAGTCATCAATCAAAGCTTGAGTTTCTGGGCTTATTGGAGTTCTTGATTCCTTCTCCATTGCTACTCTGTTAATCTCCTTGCTTACCTCTACCCTTTCATCACAATATTGGCCTAACATTTGAAAGAATGTAGGTGTATCAAAACTGCCATATATCTTACCATACTTGCCCATTCTCGCATTCTTTAAGAACATTGCAAAATCTTCATACTTTAACCAATAATAGTCTGTTAGTAGAATGTTTACACAAGTCTTAATTTCCTCATCAGTTAGGTTCTTTGAATCATCTATTTTGTAAATAGAACTAAACTCAATCATAAAAGCTGATAGGTTTATTTGAAGGCTTTTAGCATCCTCCTTCTTCAATAAGGCTATTGGTAGAGAATTGCATTCTATTATCTTCTGTACCGATAATTCTTTTAAGTCTTGATATTTTACTAACTGGCTCATTGTTAATTGATTTTAAGTAAGTTATTTCTTTTTGTTTTGAATCCGAGAATATTAAACCTTGATAATTCCCAGAGATTGCACTTTCTATTAATACTTTTTGATATGGTGGTTGAAACTCTGCAAGTTTCTTGATAGATAGTCTTATTGCTGTTTCTGGCTTCTTTACCCATTTAGGCATTGTTACCAGTTGTAAGAATAATTCTATAACTTCTATGCTTAGATTGTACTCGTAGCATATATTTAATGCTATTGATTGTACTATTTCTTCCTTTCTCATTTTTTATCGTTTAACCAATGTACTAAACTTAATTGAGAGGTTAAAATATCTATCATACTTTGCATAACCTCTACCTTATCATCTTGAAGCTTTAATAGTCTTTCTAATTTTGCAATAATATCCTTTTGGATTTCTATAAGCTCATCTCTTTTATCTATCATCATAATGCAGTTAATAAAGTTTCTATTGGTAAAACAGTTTCTCCTCTTAATAAATCTCTGTATTTCTTTTCAAGCTTATTCTTGTAATAAGAATCAATCTCTGTATAGCCTTGTATGGTTTCTCTATGGTAAATAACTGTTGCGTGGTCACACTTTAATACTCTTGAGATTTCTACTACTCCATAGCCAAGTTCAGTTAATACATAAATGGCTTCTTGTTTAGGCTTAACAAACTTTGCAAATCTTCTTTTACCAAATATTTCTTCTGGTAATAATCCATGCAACAAAGCTATTTTGTTAAAGACATCAATAATAACATCTTTTCTATTAACCCTTACTCCTTTTGGAACAACAATATACTTTTTCTCTACTTGCTCCAATTTATCCTTATCAAGCTCTAAGCCTAAATCCAGAAACAATCTTTCTATACTTAGCATAAGTTATATTTAACCCACCATTTGCCCTCACTTTTAACTTGCTCACTTTGGATGGTTAATCCATCTTTCCTTAAACAAAGGATATAGTGAGCTAACCTTGTAATGTGATATGTTTGTATAGCTTCCCAGCTTGTAATTGATTTGTGAGCCTCTAAATGCTCTTTAACCATTTGTAATTGTGTTTTCTGTTTCATTGTTTTAAGATAAATAGTTTAAAATATAAGCCTACCACAACTTATATTAGGTCAAGTAAAACCCCTTCTACTTTTTGTTATATAAAAAAACTGACCTTATGCGAAAAGAACGATTGGTAGAGCATTTCCTTTAATGTTTTAGAACGGTAGCGAGTCCTCGTTAGCATCCGTTGCCTTAGTCTTAGGAACATAAGTGTTCTCAACTACTGCTAAATCATTACCGAATTGGTCTGGCTCTCTCCTTTTTGAAACTGTTACACGAATGTAACCTTTTGCACTTCTTGGTAACTTGTTAAGTTGCTCAATGTTTAAACTTAACTCTTGTACTTCTCCGAATTGTAGGCTCTTGGTCTTACCACTTCCTACATAGTTTTTCTTGTTCTCCACTTTGTTATTTATTTATTTTACCTAATTTTTTTTTTACTTCACTATCAAACTCCTCTAACCATTCTCTACACAACTCTACTCTCTCTTTCATTTGAGCTTCTATTTCTAAATCCCTTGCGAAGCCAAATGCTAACCATCTTTCATTAGCTGGTAAATGTTCATAGCTTACTTCTGTACCGTAGTTTGCTTCTGCTGGAGTATTCATTAAAGCATAGAATAGTAAAGCTGTATCTACCACACCATCTAAAAGCCACATATAAGCCCTAAGCTGAAATTCGTAGTCTTTGTTAAGCTCTATTGCATCGTGCAATGTTTTCTTGCTCCAAGAACATTTGATGTCTATTACCGTATTATCTTGAATAACATCTGGAGTACCAACACACCACTCATTAGAGTAAATGTTAATGTTCTTTTCTGCTAAGCCATAACCTAACTGCTCGGCCATAAAATCAATAGCTTTATCTTCCATCAATATGCCCTTAGTCATATATTTAGAACTGATTTCTTCGTAGCTATCAGCATACCATTCTTTTAGGTATGTGGTGCAAGTTTTAGGTAGCTCTCCATTTTTGTCAAGCTTACCCATTATCTTGCCCATTGAACTTGGTCTAATTTTAAACTTATTCATTATTCTTGAGTTAAGGCAAAGTGAACTTCATTACTTACTTCGTATTTCTCGCAAATCTTTGCTAAGTTAGACTTATCTTTTAAGTATGCTTTACGGCAGTTACCAAAGTTTTCTGTATTTAAAAGTAATACTGGCTTCTTCTTCTCTACAACAACTTGAGTAGTTTCTTTATCGTGAGTGTTAGTAGCATCACTATCTTTTGTATCTTCTATGAGAAAAAGCCCATTAAGCGAATATTTTCGTGAGTATGAGCTTGACGCACCGCTGATTTGCGAACCATCCATACCTTTCTTAGATTCTTCTTCTCTTGCATAAGCTGTTACACTTACTGATGTTTTCTCTGAATAGATTGTAGCAGTAGCTTTAATGTAATATCTATCTCCGATATTAACTAACTCATCAGATAATGTTAAGTAACAGTTATGTGCCTTTAATAAAGGCTTTACTGCTTCTAAAATATCTTCTGCTGAACGATATTTGTAACCACCGAAATTATTTGTTTGGTTCTTTGGAGCTTTAAGCTCTGATTGGATTGCGATTAATTCTTTCATGTTATTTGTTAAATAGTAAATAATTATCTCTTTTTTCTAATTTGTGTAATTTCTTGTACACTAAGTCTGCTTGACATCTAATTGATAATGCCCATTGGTGTAATTGTATTCCAGCTTCTTCTGGGGGAACTCCAGCAGTTGATTGGACTGAAAC